CGCCAGTAAATTCATGACTTCAGAATCTGCCGTGAAGACAATTCTGGCCCCGCCATCGTCCATTTCAATGATTTCGTCTATCTCGATTTCCATGAATATCTCCCATAGTATATATTATATATTATATATTATATAATATTATATATAATATTATTATATATATTATATATATATACATGGATACACATTTTCTTGGCCTAGTGTCAAGAGGAACTGTGGGGTATATTGGACTAGAGGCGCATTGTCTCCCGGCGCCTCCGGTGGGGTTGAGCTTTTTCGGCTCCCCCACCGTCATTTTCTTAGGGAGTTGACTGGGAGCTAAAATTGACTGACAATATCATACAATTTCCTCGCGGAGTTGGTCTTGATGAAGACGCCGAGCTGGACCCAAAGGAAATGCTTGGGGTTCTGCAAGAGGAAGTAACCATGACGGAAGCCATTGTTGTTGGTTGGACAGAAGACGGTAATTTATTTATGGCTACGTCACATGGCAAAGCGCCAGACATGGTGTTTTTGCTGGAGCTTGCAAAATCCGTTTTACTGAATCGGTGTGTAAGTGATGCTTGATGTACTCAGCAACCGTAATTATATGCTTAATTGCCAATATGCAGGCCTGTCTTATTGCGGAAGACAGGTATGGCCCATACCCTACATTTGAACAATGCAAAGCCCGCGCAGAAGAAATGGTTTCTCAAGTAAGGAAACTTCCTTTTCACAAACCTACGCACTGGATTTGCAAGAAAAGTGGAGATTCGGCCAGATATGAGTTCTCTATCGGCAATAAATCAAAAGATTTCTCAATTACCTCCTGACCAGAAGAAAGAAATACTGGATTTACTGGGGGAACTTGAGGAAGCCCGGTCTCGGGAAGGGGCAAGAACAGACTTTATGAAGTTTGTTAACAGGGTATGGCCTGCATTTATCAGTGGAAGACACCATGCAATCATGGCGGACGCCTTTGAGAGGGTGGCAAATGGCGACCTAAAGCGACTTATTATCAATATGCCGCCGCGACACACCAAATCCGAGTTTGCTTCATATCTTTTCCCGGCTTGGTTCCTTGGGAAGTACCCAGAAAAAAAGATAATACAAACAGCTCACACAGCGGAGCTGGCGGTTGGATTTGGCCGTAAGGTAAGAAATCTGATAAACCAGTCTGATTTTCAGGAAATATTTCCCGGTATAACTTTATCTTCTGATTCAAAGGCCGCTGGCCGTTGGAATACAAATAAGCGAGGTGATTATTTTGCGATTGGTGTTGGCGGTGCCGTTACTGGTAAAGGTGCTGATGTTCTCATTATTGACGACCCGCATTCGGAACAGGAAGCGGCATTGGGGGCTTACAGCCCGGAGGTCTACGACAAAGTATATGAATGGTACACTTCAGGACCTCGTCAGAGACTCCAGCCGGGGGGAGCGATAATTATTGTTATGACAAGATGGTCTGTCCGTGATTTGACCGGGCAAATTGTTAAGTCAGCTACACAAAGAGAGGGCGCCGATGAATGGGAAATAATTGAGCTTCCGGCAATCATGCCCTCCGGAGACCCGCTGTGGCCTGAGTTTTGGCCAGTAGACCAGCTTGAGGCACTAAAGGCCGAACTCCCGATTTCCAAGTGGTCAGCGCAGTATCAACAGGACCCGACATCGGAAGAGGGAGCGCTTATAAAGAGGGAATGGTGGCAAGAGTGGGATTATGGCAACCCGCCACCGTGCGAGGCCATAATTCAAAGCTGGGATACGGCCTTTCTAAAAACCCAAAGAGCCGACTATAGCGCCTGCACGACTTGGGGCGTGTTTTATCACCCGAATGAAGAGGGTAAAAGTGTACCCAATTTAATACTGTTGGATGCGTATAAAGAAAAGCTAGAGTTTCCGGAACTTAAACGCGCCGCTTATGACAAATATTGGGAATATGAACCCGACCAAATGATTGTTGAGGCGAAAGCGGCTGGTTCTCCGCTTATTTTTGAGTTAAGAGCTATGGGAATACCTGTTACGGAGTTTACACCGTCACGCGGACAGGATAAGATAGCTAGGGTGAATGCCGTCACTGATTTGTTCGCCTCCGGCGTTGTATGGGCGCCGCCTACAAGATGGGCGGAAGAAGTAATAGAAGAGTGTGCGGCATTCCCCGCGGGAGAAAATGATGACTTGGTTGACTCAACTACCCAAGCATTACTTCGATTCCGTCAAGGTGGTTGGATTAGAAGCAGTATGGATGATTGGGACGATGAGCCAACATACAAAAGACCAGTTGAATATTACTAAAACATACAGATATGTTCCTCATGATTCAGTTGATGAGTATGAGAAAAATGGGTGGAGTGTGGCAAGTTATATGTACGGCTCCCATCACGCTAGGTATTCTGTTATTATGGAAAAACCTAACAAACAATAGGAATTTAAAATGGCCGTAGAAAAACAAATGATTCCCGGTGAAATGGACATTGAGGGTACATCCGAAGTAGAAGTTGAGGTTGTAAATCCAGAAATGGTGGGCGTAGAGGTCGATGGCGAATCTGTGGTCATTGATTTTACTGGGGAAATGGAAGAAGAGATTTTCGGTCCAGAACATGACGCAAACCTTGCCGAGTACATGGAAGACCAAGAGCTACAGGCCTTAGCATCTGAATTGGTTGATGATTTTGTCGCTGACCGTGAATCCCGCAAAGAATGGGCGCGTTCATACGTTAAAGGTTTGGACCTTCTCGGCATGAAAATCGAAGAGCGGACACAGCCTTGGGCTGGCGCCGCTGGCGTTTTTCACCCAGTTTTAACAGAAGCGGTTGTTAGATTCCAAGCTCAAGCAATGGGAGAAATATTCCCAGCCTCTGGACCTGTAAGAACAAAGGTCATGGGTAAGCGTGAGCCAGAAAAGATGGAGCAAGCAACCCGAGTAGAAACTGAAATGAATTACCTCTTAACTGAGGAAATGACAGAATATCGTGATGAAACAGAGCAAATGCTGTTTCGGCTTCCTCTTGCTGGCTCTTCTTTCAAAAAAGTTTATTACGACCCAATCATGGAACGCCCATGCGCCATGTTTGTTCCGGCTGAAGACTTTGTGGTTTCCTACGGAGCTTCTGACCTAGCTACAGCGCCACGCTACACACATATCATGAAGAAGACGGCCAACGAGATTGTTGAGCTTCAGGTAAATGGTTTTTATATTGATGTAGACCTGCCTGACCCAGAGCCAGATTACTCTGATATCCAAGAAAAATATGACGAAATTGATGGCGAGACTGCCGTTATCGAAGACGATGACAGGCACACAATTCTTGAGATGCACGTTGACCTAAACATGCCAGAGCCTTTTGATGACCCAGACGGCATTGCGCGGCCATATGTTGTAACAATTGATAAGTCCAGCCTAACAATCCTATCAATTAGGAGAAATTGGTATGAAGACGATAGTAAAAAGCGTAAAAGACAGCACTTTGTTCACTACCGATACCTACCGGGACTCGGGTTTTATGGGACGGGTCTTATTCACCTTATTGGTGGTCTTGCTAAAAGTGCCACAAGCATTCTTCGTCAACTTATTGACGCTGGCACGTTATCCAATCTACCTGCTGGCCTCAAAGCTCGCGGGCTTCGTATTAAAGGTGATGATTCGCCTCTCATGCCGGGCGAGTTCCGTGACGTTGACGTGCCGGGGGGTGCAATTAGGGATTCGATTGCATTCCTTCCTTACAAGGAGCCATCATCGGTATTATACCAACTTCTCGGAAATATCGTGGAAGAGGGGAGACGGATTGGCTCCGTTGCTGATGTACAAGTTGGAAACCTCAACCCGCAAGCTCCAGTCGGAACTACGCTCGCGCTGATGGAACGTAGTATGAAGGTTATGTCTGGTGTTCAGGCTCGCCTTCACGCCGCTCTAAAAAAAGAACTTCGTATTCTCGGCAAGATTATCAAAGATTATATGGGGCCTAACTACGCCTATGATTTAGAGGGTGATTTCAACAGACAGGAGGACTTCGATGATAGGGTTGATATTATCCCTGTGTCAGACCCCAACGCCGCAACCATGTCGCAAAGAGTTGTGCAATACCAAGCGGCTATGCAGTTGGCTCAACAAGCTCCCAATCTCTATGACATGGGCAAGCTCCATCGTCAGATGCTCGAGGTGCTGGGAATAAAAGACGCTGACCAGATTGTAAAACTGCCAGATGACGTAAAGGCATCAGACCCAGTCACAGAGAACATGGCAATCTTGAAGCAGGAGCCTGTAAAGGCGTTTAAATATCAGGACCATGAGGCGCATATTCAGGTGCATATGGCCGCCGCTCAAGACCCCAAACTACAGGAAATTATTGGTCAATCTCCTTTTGCAGGGGCAATACAGGCCGCCATGTCAGCGCATATTACTGAGCATGTGGCGTTTCAGTACCGTAAAGAAATTGAGAAAAACCTTGGCGTTGCGATGCCAAATGAAGATAAGCCATTGCCAGAAGATATTGAGTTGGAAATATCCCGCTTGGCATCTCAAGCCGCTGAAAAGCTACTTCGCAAAGACCAAGCCGAAGTTGCACAGCAACAGGCAATGCAACAACAACAAGACCCACTTACTCAGATTCAACAGCGTGAGATTGCGCTCAAAGAGGCTGAGTTCCAGCATAAACAACAGCTTGATTTGGCTAAATTGCAAGCTGATATGGAAAAAACCGCCGCTAATGTGGCTGTCCAAGAAGAAAGAATTGAGTCTGAAGAGCGCAGAGAAGGGGCTAGGATTGGTGCCGACCTATCTAAAACCCGTTACGCTGGCCAACGAGAAGACTTGAAGTATGGCTTAGAGTTAGGCAAAAAAATCACAGAGGAGATAGATAATGCTGGAAGTGATAAGGGATAAGATACGAGCATATATGAATGACATTGCTGACCATATGGCTGGCGGCGGCTGTCAAAATCATGAAGAATATGTTCGTCTTGTCGGCAAAGTTGAGGCATTGGCTTTAGTGGAGCGCGACATACTTGATTTGGAAAAACGTTTAGAAGAGGCGTAGGGCTTCCGCAGTCGCCTTATATGCGATATATTGTTTTTGTGGAGACTTTCAGGGGCAACCCTGCAAGGTACTGTGAACCTAAATCACTGCAAGGAAAACAGATGTATTCTGCTGAAAAAGAAGTCAACCAATCGGTTGCAAACAAAATCCCAGAACCTTCTGGGTATAAACTCTTGATAAAACCACTTGAGGTTAAAGAGAAGACAGATTCCGGCATTTATATGCCAGATGCTTTGAAACAAGCGGAACAAACCGCGTCAGTTATTGGTTTTGTTGTTAAGGCAGGGCCTGATGCATACGGGGATACAGATAAATTCCCAAGCGGACCGTATTGTAAAGAAGGTGACTTTGTGATTTTTCGTTCCTATTCCGGTACACGGTTTAAGATTGAAAAACAGGAGTTTCGTCTTATCAACGATGACACTGTGGAAGCAGTTGTCGATGACCCAAGGGGATATACAAGAGCATGAATAATACAGCTGAAAAATTAGAAGAGGGCGCCGAGGTAGAAATTGATACCAACGAATTTGAAGTTGATATCGTAGATGATACCCCGGAAGAAGACCGCGACAAACCGCGCCGTGCAGAGGATGCAGAAGCTCAGATTCCAGAGGATGATGAGATTGCAAACTACAGCGATAATGTGCAGAAGCGCATTAAACAACTGAAGTTTGAGTATCACGAAGAACGCCGCCGCAAAGAAGAGGCCTCAAGGCTTCAAGAAGAAGCGGTTAAATATGCCCAAAAAATATATGAAGAGAACCAGAAGTTACGCAAAACTTTAGAAGAAGGTGAAGGCGTTCTGGTAGAGCAAGCAAAGACTCGCGTTGACGCGCAGTTAGAGCAGGCCAAAAGAGATTATAAAGAAGCCTACGAAACTGGCGACCCTGATAAACTCTTAGAGGCACAGGAAAAACTGTCCACTCTTCAAAATGAAAGATTTAGGGTTGAGTCTTATAAACCTAGAAAGCAGGAAGAACAGAAATTTGAAGTTCCGACTGCCGCGCCAAAAGTTCCAGAGCCTGACGCAAGAACAAAGCAATGGGCCTCAGAGAACAAATGGTTTGGTGAAGACTCAGAAATGACAGGTTACGCCTTTGGGGTGCATGAGAATCTGGTAAAACAGGGAATCAACCCTCAAGAACAGGCAGATGAGTATTATAGCCGTATAGACGCTTCTATGCGTCAACGGTTCCCAGACAAGTTTGGTGGGCAGACTATTGAGGATGCACCTGTTCGCCAAGCTGGTTCCGTGGTTGCCCCCGCAAGTCGGAGTGCAAAAAAACCACGCAGAGTGCAATTAACCTCAACACAAGTCGCTCTCGCCAAGCGCCTTGGCCTTACGGCAGAACAATATGCGGCGCAACTCTTGAAGGAGGTATCTAATGTCTAACAGAACCCCACGCTCTAATGAGTCTCGTGAAACCACAGCTCGTAAGAAAAGCTGGTCAAGACCGACCATGTTGCCTACCCCCGAACCCCGCGATGGTGTTGAATACCGCTGGGTCCGCACATCTACTTTGGGTAACGCAGATAACACCAATGTGTCGTCTAAATTTCGTGAGGGTTGGACCCCTGTAAAGGCAGAAGACCATCCTGAATTACAAGTGTTGCCTGATATCGACTCTCGATTTGAAGGTAATGTTGAGGTTGGAGGCTTGCTACTCTGCGAGAACTCAACCGAATATGTGGAATCTCGCCGTGAAGCACACGATGAGATGAACGCACAGCAGATTGAATCTGTAGATAATAATTATCTACGTCAATCAGACCCTCGTATGCCTGTTCTACAACCAGAACGGTCTACGAAAACTTCGTTTGGTAAGTGACCTAAACTAGGCGCTTACCGTTTGTTAATGGCTAGATAGAAGGAAGGAATAAGCAAATGTCTTCAACAGCCGCTCCTTTCGGTCTGCGCCCAATCGGCCGCTTGGATAATGGTTCTCAGGAAGTTTTCCGCCAGTATCCAATCGAATCTGCTTATGGCACTAACATCGCAATGGGCGATATTGTGCAACTGGTAGATGGTGGCACAGCAACCACGATTGAAAAGCAGTCCGCCACAGGTGATGACACAACCGCGATTGATATGGTAGGTATCTTCATGGGTTGTTCATACACTGACCCAAATACAAAGCAGAAAGTTTTCTCTCAGCTTTGGCCTGCAAGCACTGTTGCATCTGATGCAATGGCGTTTGTTGTAGATGACCCGAATGTATTGTTTGCCATTCAGGCAGACGATGCGCCCGCTAATGTGGACGACATCTACGGTAAGAACTGCTTGCTCGTTCAGACAGCACCAAACACTGACCTAAAAATCAGCCGCGTTGCTCTGGACATTTCTGAACTGGACACCGACCCTGAGAACCCAATCCGTGTGATTGACTATCTTGGTGGGCATGAAGGTGATGAAAAAGGCACTTCTTACCCAATTCTGGTGTGTAAGTTTAACTACCACCAGCACACATCAACCACTGGTTCTGCGTAAAGGAGTGTAGATAATGGCTATTTCACGCGCACAACTCCTGAAGGAACTGTTACCGGGTCTTAATGCATTGTTCGGTATGGAGTACGAAAAGTACGAAAACGAACATTCAGAAATCTATGAAACCGAAACCTCAGAACGTAGCTTTGAAGAAGAAGTGAAATTGAGTGGTTTTGGAGCCGCTCCGGTAAAGCCGGAAGGTTCAGCGATTTCCTACGACAACGCGCAGGAATCCTTCACCGCCCGTTACAACCACGAAACTGTGGCAATGGGCTTCTCTGTAACTGAAGAAGCAATGGAAGATAACCTGTATGACGCACTGTCTGCTCGTTATACCAAGGCTCTGGCTCGCGCTATGGCGTACACCAAGCAGGTTAAGGCCGCTTCTCTGTTAAACAATGGCTTCACCACTTTCCAGTCAGGTGACGGTGTGACTCTGTTCAACACTGCACACCCAACTGTTCAGGGTGGTAACAACGCCAACCGTCCAGCAGTTAACGCTGACCTGAACGAAACTTCATTGGAAGATGCAGTTATCAATATTGCCGCATTCGTTGACGAGCGCGGCCTGTTGATTGCGGCTCGCCCACAGAAGCTAATCGTTCCACCAGCACTGATGTTCGTAGCAACTCGTCTGCTTCAGACTGACCTGCGTGTTGGCACAGCCGACAACGACATCAACGCTCTGCGCTCAAACGGTTCAATCTCTCAGGGATATCGCGTCAATCACTACCTGACTGACAACGATGCATTCTTCCTGACTACCGATGTTCCAAACGGCATGAAGCACTTTGTCCGTACAGCGATGTCTACATCTATGGATGGCGACTTCGACACAGGCAATGTTCGCTACAAAGCCCGTGAGCGTTACAGCTTCGGCGTTTCAGACCCACTGGGCATCTACGGCTCTCCCGGAGCCTAATTGTACTGTGGTACAAACTTTTAGATTGGGCGTCTTCCGGGGCGCCCTTTCTTTTTGTATAATGTATAGGAACCTTGACAGCCGCATGGGGCGGCTGACACTAGCCAAGACAAGGAGTTCCTCATGGCTAATACAACCTTTTCGGGGCCAATTATTTCTAACAATGGCTTCACTTCTACTGGCATCGCATTTGCCGACCTCCCATCAGCTACTGCCAACACTGGCCGAATCATATTTTGTTCTGACGCCCTGAAGGCTTCTGAATCAGCAGGTGGCGGTAGTGGCAACCTTGTGTTTTCTGACGGTGCAAACTGGATTCGTGTAGACACTGGCGCAACAGCAACCGCTTAATAGGAGGCTGATATGTCAGGTTCTGATGTAAACGTAAGCTACGTTACAGCTACGGGAACAGTTGCAAGCGGCAGACGCCGTTTGTGTGCAATCCATTATCATTCAGGTGGTAGCACTGGTAGCATTGTTCTGCGGGACGGCGGCGCTTCAGGAACAGCCATTATGACGCTTGATTTTCACGCAAACTCAACAGGTGATATTACAATTCCTGATGAGGGAGTTTTGTTTGAAACAGATATTCATGCGACATATACAAACATAGCAAGCGCGACCTTCTTTTATAAATAGGAGGGCTAGATGCCGTCAAAGTATCCCGGTGTAAAACGTCTTCCCGGAGGTGGGATTGAGTATAGAGGGTCGAAGTTTGCGGGCTTTAACAAGCCGCGCAAGTCGAACCGCGCAGGCAAGAAGGGCATGGTACTTGCCAAAGAGGGTGAGAGAATCAAGCTCATCCACTTTGGCGACTCTTCAATGGGACACAACTACTCCCCAGCCGCACGAAAGTCCTTCAAGGCTCGCCACGCCAAAAACATCGCCAAAGGCAAAATGAGCGCGGCCTATTGGGCTGATAAAAAACTTTGGGCTGGGCCGGGCGGCTCTAAGAAGTCTCCACCCAAAAGCCAAAAGCATAAGAAGTACGGAAAATGAACGAGAAAGTAGAAGTAACACTCGCTCGTTTAGAAGAGCGCATATCTCAGCTTCAGGATGAGGTTAGGCACGTCCATAAGGAAGTGTCAGACCTTAAGGCGCAGGCTAACCGCTGGAAGGGCGCTTTTTGGGTTATGATTGGGGTTGGGGGCGTTTTAGGCTCTATATCCCATATGTTTATTGGCTGGATTAAATGACTATATCCAGAGCCAACATGAAAAGCCAAATGAAAGGCAGTAAAATGAAAAAGAAAAAACCAGTAATCAAAGCTAATGTTGGAAAGTTGCTTGAAACTGTTTCTCCAGCATACTCTATTATGAAGGGCAAGGGTCCTATCGCAGATGCGTTTAGCAAGTTAGGCGAGTCTGGATTGGGCGGCATTGCTGGGATGCTTGCCAGCCAACAAAAAAACAAACGCTCTCCTCAAGACGGAATGAAGGCCGCTGGTATGCAAGGTGCTACGCCAATGTATGGTGGCGGCAAGGTAAAGCGCAAGCGCCCAATTGACGGAATAGCCACAAAGGGGAAGACCCGTGGCAAATACTGCTAAAAGAAACTACAAGAGAGAGTATAAAAATTATCACTCTTCTACAGAACAGAAGAAAAACAGGGCAAGCCGCAACACTGCTCGTGCAAGAATGGTTAAAGCTGGCGCAGTAAAAAAGGGTGACAAAAAAGATGTTGCACACAGAAACGGGAATCCAAAAGATAACCGCCGTAGCAACCTTAAAGCCGTAAGTAGAACAACCAATAGGTCATTCAAGAGGACTCGAACAGCCCGCAAAGTAAATAGGAGAGCTTAAATGTATGTTTCAGGTTCTAGCGGATTTGCAATGCCTATCGGGAAGACTGGTGACAAAAAAACAAAAATGAGGGTTCATTGCAAAAAATGCCCAAGATGTGGTGAAGACTTAAAGACTGTGTTTGTTCATGGGCATGAGCAATGCGTGACATGCGACCAAGTTATACATGATTGCTGTCAGGGAGAATGTGCATGAAAGCCGCAAAGATGATGTGCGCCAAGCGCAAAAAACCAATAGCCTTAAAGGGGGGCGGAAACCCCGTGGCAAAGAGCCTGTCTGACCCAAAATTTAAGTCTAAGGTAGTAAAGCCAAAAAAGGGGAAGGGGTCTTACACAAGGAAGGGCAAGGCCCTTTCTTTTGCATCTGGCGGCAAGTCTAAGGTTAATCAGGCAGGGAATTACACAAAGCCCGGAATGAGAAAGAAATTGTTTGAACAGATAAAGGCTGGCGGAAAAGGCGGCAGGCCCGGACAATGGAGCGCTCGCAAAGCGCAAATGCTTGCATCTGCTTATAAAAAAGCTGGTGGAAACTATAAGGACTAATGGAAAAATGATTAACCATCGGGAGCGAGTTGGTGATATGAATGGACCCGGTGACAGCAATTGGAGTGGCCTCTACCGCATACTCGGCTATAGTAAAGGGCTTTCAGATGGGCCGCGAAGTCGAGTCTATGGCAGGAGATTTGGGAAGGTGGATGAACGCCATCAACTCAGTAAAGCGGGGACACGAAAAAGCAAAGAAACGAAAGTTTGGAAGTATAGAAGAGGAAGCGCTTGAAACATTTGCCGCAAAGAAAAAGGCGGAGAAAATGGAGGAAGAACTACGGCAGTTCATACAATGGAATTACGGGGTTAGCGCTTGGCAGGAAGTTATAAAAATACAGGGCCAGATAAGAATTGAAAGGCAAAAGGAAGCTGAACGCAAAAAGAAGCAAATAGAAGAATTTATCATCATTTTTCTCAGCGTCTTGGGCATTATAGTATTCAGTGTTATAATCTTTATTATGATATGGGCGACAAATAATGGCACTTAAGAAATCGCAAAAAAGCCTTAAGGCATGGACAAAGCAGAAGTGGAGAACGAAGAGTGGAAAACCCTCCACACAGGGACCAAAAGCAACCGGAGAA